ATAAGGTTGTACCTCGGGTGGTTATAACAAAACGTATATTTCAACCATGTATAATTTTTTGTATATATTATAATAATAAATATAAAAAATTATTATACATTTGTACATAAGTTTATTATTACAAACTATTTAAGTGTATAATAATTTAAAGCTTAATAATTAACGAATAAAAAATATAACACTTATAAGAGTATTTTAAGGTACACTTACAAACGATGTATAAATAAAAAACATGGATACAAAATTAACATTTAGTCAGTTAGCTAAGGCCATAGGCATAACACCAGCAACAATAGGAAATAATGTAGATAGAGGAAAGCTAATATTTGAAATAGATGGTAAAAAGAAATATATAGACATTAGTCATTCAATGAATAAAGCTTGGATTGATACTTATTGTGTAAATAATAATAGGCAATTCGATATAAATAGAGTATTAAATCCAGTAAAAAATGTTAAGTCACAACCAATGGAGCACCAAGAAAAAGAGGTTGTAATAATAGAAAAAGAAGGCAAATCAGAAGCTTCAATATTAGCAATAAAAAAAGCAAAACTAGAAGTAAAACGATTACAAAATAATGATAAGCTAGATAGATTAAAAATTGAAAAAATGCAAGGCTTATTAGTTCCAACGGATGCAGCTAGTACAGTATTTTTATTTTCAGTATCTACAATTATAAATACATTTAAACAAAATGTTACCGGTGCAATAGATATAATTCAAAATAAATCAGGAATATCACATAAAGAATATATTGAGCTATTAAAAGAAGTAGATGATTATCTAAATGATATTTATTCAGAATCGATAGAAAATATTAAAAACGGATTAGGAGGTGTCGTAAAAGAATTTCAAGAGGTTCGTAGTCGTGGTGAATCTAAATAGCATGTAAAAATATGGAAAATAGAATTTGTGATATTAAAGTAAAACAACTATGATAAAAGATTTTGAAGACATAATAAATAAGATAAATACCAATTTAAAAAAAGTTTTACCATCTGATTTTGCAGAAAAATACAGAACATTAACATCTGATGTATCTACAAGACAAGGTAAGTTCAGATATAGCGGTACCCCTTATTTAAAAGAAGTAGTTGATACGTTAAGTCCTGACCATCCAGCTAAAATAATAGCAGTAATGAAAGGAGCTCAAATTGGATTCACAGAAGGGGTAATAGTCAATGGTATTTTATGGATGATTGCAAACAACCCAGGAAATACTTTATTTCTTGCAGCTAATGATGAATTAGCCAAAGAAACAATAGAGAGTAGATTAGACCAAGGAATTGCAAGTTGTGGCATATCAGATTTAATACGACCAAATACTATACGTAAAAGAAATTCAAGAACTGGTGATACTTCAAAAAGTAAAGAATACGCAGGCGGACGATTATTTTCGGGTGGTGCAAATAGTATTGATAAATTAGCTAGACAAAGAAGTGTTAAGTATGGTTTTTTTGATGATTATTCTAGTTATCCATCATCAGATAAACAGCAAGGTAATTTATACGAACTTATTCAGCAAAGATTTTCAACGTCTGCAAAATCAATGAAACAATTTTATATAAGTACTCCAGAAACATTTCCCGATAATACGGAACAAGTTTACGAAATGGGAGACAAGCGTAAATGGATGACTAAATGTCCTTTATGTCATAATAGGATAGAGATATTATTCAATTATCATTTAATGGATGAACCAAAAGAAGGTATATTATTTGAACGCGATAAAGATGGTATATTAATTGATGATAGTGTCGTGTATAAATGTCAAGAGTGTGGCGGTATATTTAAGGAAACACATAAATATGACATGAATTTAACTGGCATATGGGTACCAACCGCAAAACCATTAAGACCGTGGATTTATTCATATCACATACCTTGTTTTATTTCGGCACCTTGGATGTATAATTGGACTGATTACGTTCATAAATGGATGGGGATTTATAATCAAGGCAATGTAAATCAATCTAAATTAAAGGTATTTATCAATCAAGTAATTGGAATACCGTATGAAGAAAAAGAAAAACAAATAAAAGATAACGCGTTACTATACAATACCAGAGATTATAATATTCAAGAAGTACCCTTAGAAATGTCAAAGATGGACGGTAATGGCAACATAGTATTATTAACCTGTTCATGCGACCTTAATGGTACGTTAGATGATGCACGATTAGACTATGATGTTTGGGCTCATTCAGCTAATGGTTCAATCTACAGCATTGACCAAGGCAGTATTGGAACATCGCAACCCGGACGCAAAAAAGAAAATAGAACATTATTCACATACAGGCATGGCGGTCAGAATAATGTATGGGATATATTTGAAGATGTTATATTAAGAAAATACAATTATCAAACAATAGAAGGATTTCAACCAGTTTTAATTGTAGGAATTGATATGGGCTATTTAGATGTATATGGATGGGAATTTATAAATAAACATCCGGGATTATGTGTGGGAGTAAAAGGAAGTCCGAATGATAAATTTACAAAAGCAGGAAATAATACTAAATTAGTAAAAAAGTCAGTTAATAAATCTAATTTATATTTATTAGAAAGTAATTTAATAAAAGACCAATTAGCTGGAATGATAAATTTAGAATGGAAAAATAAAAACGCAGACCAGCCGGAGGGCTTTATGAATTTTCCAAATCCATACAGAGGAAAATATAGTGCCGTTGGATATTTCGCACAATTTGAAGCAGAACATAAAATTTTACAACAATCAGACGATGGCGAACCAACTGGTTGGCGATGGGATAAAAAAACTCAGTCTAGTCAAAACCACTTTTTCGATACTGCGTGTTATAATTTAGCAGTGAAAGAAATATTTTTAGAGCGTTTTTTAAAAGAATTAAAAATTAAGGATGGAAAGTGGAGTGATTTTGCTGAGGCAATGAATAGCATAATAGAAAGATAACTTCAAACGAGCGCCTGAAGTTATCAGTGAATTAAAAAACAATTTTCAAAAAACGGTAAATATATGTATAATTGTTGAGATTTGCAAAATAGATTATTAATATTTGTATATGTCAATATTATGTTATATATTTGTGCACAAATGAATGAAGTACTTTATATTCAATCTGCAACGAGTTTACTTGAAAAAATTGCTCGGTACGATGCTATTATTTTAGCATTAGAAGGTCAGGCACTTTTAGCAGCTGCCGATATTAGTATTGAAGAATATAGCTTAGACGATGGGCAGGTAAAGATTAAGACATTATATAGAGATATGATATCAATCACTGGTGCTATTGTAAATTTTGAATCATTAAAGGGTAAAGCATTGAATAAATTAAACGGTGCGAGTTTCATATTAAAAAGTAGACGAGGTTTGCAATAAATTATGGAAAACATACTTAAAAAAGCATATCAGTTCGTTGCACATGGTCAGGTTTGGGGAGAGCCAAAAAAAGTCCAGTTACCACCACCGGCGAAATCATATTCATATGGAAATATATATCCAGAACTATCGGCTCAAACGACATGGAATACCTTCATGAATGAAACTACATTTAACGGTGAAAAAAATCCATATGAATTAGGTAATCCAGAAATAATATCTTTGGATTATTATTCGCTTCAAGCTCGTGCATGGCAAGCTTATTTAAAAACTGATTTCGTTCAAAATGCAATTAGAAAATATATACTTTGGATTGTAGGAGCAGGATTAAAATTACAAGCAGAACCAAATGAAGAGGTATTAAAATTAAAGGGAATAAACATTGATTTAGAAAATTTTACTGGCATAATAGAAAGTCAATTTAGATTATTTGCCACGACACTCGAAAGCACATATGATAATAATCAAAATCTACATGATTTAGCTGTTGATGCTTTAATGAATGCACTATTAGCTGGTGATGTTTTAATGATTCAGCGTTTTGATGGAAAAAATACAACAACTCAAATCATTGATGGTGGATTGGTAAACACACCATTAAATCAAGATGAAATACTATTAATAAGTGAAAGAGGTAACACTATAATTCAAGGCATAGAATTAAATAAAAAAGGTACTCATATAGCTTATTATATTCAACAATCGGATTTTAAATATGAGCGTATAACTGCTAGACAAAAAGATGGCACTTTACAGGCTTGGTTAATGAAAGGTTTAAAGTCAAAAGAAAATGAGGTTCGTGGAATGTCGTTATTAGCCGCTGTATTAGAAACAGCCGCTAAGATGGATAGATATAAAGATGCTACATTAACCAACGCAGAACAATCCGCTAAATTTGTGGCATCAATTGAACATGACGCATTATCTGATGGAAGTAATCCAATGCTTGATAACATAGCTCAAGCGATGGGAAAGGGTGTTGGTTCAATGCCTGAAAGTGTTACAGATGGAGACATACGAGCTCCAAAAATAGCTGAACAAGTTTCAGGAACAGTCTTAAATATGGGAGCAGGTCAGAAACTTGTAAAACAAACGCCATCCACTGACCAAAATTTTGAAAGTTATTTCAATATAAATATCGATATATTATACGCCACATTAGGGATACCGCCCGAAGTTGCTATGGACAAATTTGGTGGGGCATATTCCGGTAGTAGAGCAAGTTTAAAATCTTGGGAATATAAAATCTTTACGGATAGAGTAATTAAATTAGACCGACAATTTTATGGTAATATCTTTAATTATTGGCTAAATATACAGGTATTACAGGGGTCTATACAAGCAGATGGATATTTACAGGCATTATATAGCGGTGATTTTATGATATTAGCAGCATATAGAGGACATAGATTTATAGGCTCAACTGTTCCTCACATTGACCCTGTTAAAGAAGTAACTGCCGAGCGATTAAAATTAGGTAAAGATATGATGAATTATCCGCTTGAATCCATAGAACAGGCCATGGAGAATCTTAATACTGGCGATGTTAAACAAATGATAAATAAAAGAAAGCATGAAAATAAAATTGGTAAAGAATTTCTTATTGTGCCTGATACTGGTAGTGATAAGTCAACAGAGTAAGGCACAATATTTATTGCCTGAATATATAGAGAATGTAGATAGTACGATGCCGTTGATATACGTAGACCAATTTAATGGCGGATATCAGCAAGTTGATTCGCAAGCGGATAGAGACGCAATTCCGTATATGAAGAGAGCTATTGGTATGATGGTGACATATAATGATACCACGATGCGTTATGAAGGAGCAGACACATCAACAGTAAATTGGTTACTTGATGTTAATTGGACTGAATTTGATGCTGCTATGATTTCTGGTGATACTATATTTATAGGATTAGATACTATTATTGCAGATTTACATAATTATCTACATAATACAACTGATATATTAACGGGTGATTTAACAGTAACCGATACTCTTGTTGTTGGTACAGTTACAATACCAACGAGTATATTTGAAGTTGTAAATTTAGTTAAATTTGACACAATATTATACAATACCAATTTGGGACATTTAGCAGGTTACTCAAACACAATAGGTACAAACAATGTTTATATTGGTGATAGTAGTGCTTTTTATAGTACAAAAGGTGTTGATGGTGTGTTTATTGGGTCAGGAAGTGGACGCTCTACAACAGATGGTGTGAGTAATATTTTTATCGGTTCTAAAAGTGGATATTCTAATACCACAGGACAACGCAATACATTTTTAGGCAAGCAAAGTGGTTATTCTAATTCAACTGGTAGTTATAACACATTTTTAGGGAGACAATCTGGATATTCAAATGTAACAGGACAACTGAATGTTTTTATTGGTAATGAGGCAGGGTCTAATGAAACAGGTTCAAACAAACTTTATATGGCAGTTTCAAACACAACCACACCACTAATTTATGGCGAGTTTGATAATGAATTTATAGAAATTAACGGGCATTTTTCGGCAACAGATAGTCTAAGAATAAACGGAAGTGCTTATGTAGATACAATTTCAGATTTTGGAGATGTAACAATTTCAGTTATAAATGTAGATACCTTAAAAGCTGAATTTATAGAAATAACAGGCGGTCAAAAAGTTAATATAACAACAGTTAATACTGCAACTTATGATTTATTAGTAACTGATTACATATTAGATGTAACATATACATCAACAGGAGCAGTAACAAGCTTAACACTACCAACAGCTCAAGTAGTTAGGGGGCGTATTATAATAATAAAAGATAGTGGAGGTACAGCAGGAACAAACAATATTACAATAGATACCGAAGGGGCAGAAACAATTGATGGAGCAGCAACGGCTGTAATTAGTTCTAACTATACTTCGATAAATCTATATTCAGATGGTACTAATTGGTTTATATATTAAAAATTTAAAATTATGAACGATTACAAATTTATAACCTTAGATAATGGTACAAAAGTACAATTTTGACAGTTAAAAAAGTAAGTAAATAATTATGAAAAAACTACTATACATAATAATAATATTACCCTTATTTGGATTTGGGCAATTAGTTAGCTCGGGTGGTGCGTTACTTTCAAATCCATATAGTTATCCAGTTGATAATTGTGTGCAAGCCCTAACAACAGCAACAGCAACAACTCTAGTAGATG